CTTCGGGATGCCGCCGCCGGCGAGGACTTGCAGACGACCAAGCGCCGCGTCCACGGTGTAGTCCTCGCCCAGCTCGTAGGGATCGCCGCCGGCTTCGGGCGTCACTACCACTTCCGTGACCTTCCGCGCACCTGCCGGGTTCGCGTCGGTGCGGCCGAGCTGATAGAACAGCCCAGGGGTCACAGCGATTTCTTCAGCAGGCACGGCGACGGCGGTTTGCGAGACGGTGGACTTCTCGCCGGAAATGAACATCGCCCGGTTGTCGGCGCTCATGTTGTCGCAAGTGATCTTGCCGGTGCGGTCGATGCGCACGACGCGGTTCGCGTCCTTCACGCCGGGGCCGCTCTCCGCGCTGTAGTGCGGCGCCTTTTCGGTCGCGATGCTCAGCGTGACGGTCGGGCAGTTGCCGAGGTGGCGCTCGCCGGTGAGCTGGTCGGCCGCGTCGTAGAGGTCGAAGAAGACCCGGCCGCGCGGGATGACGTATTGACTCTTTTCGAAGATGTTTGCCATGGTGGCTCCGTTGGTTGGTGTCACTCTTGGCCGAAGTAGCGGCCAGTCGTGGAGAAGAGAAGTTCGATGCCGATAAGGCCGCCGTCTGCAAAGTCGGGCGGCGCGAAGCGCGCCAGCTTCAGCGCGCCCCACTTGCGCCCGCCCGCCTCGCCGGGCGCCCAGTTGTGAAGCTGCTCGATGACCTTTGGAATTGCGTCGTCGAGCAACGCCGCCGCAGCCGGCCCTCGCTTGACCGACAGGAGGACGCTCCAGCCAGGTGCAAGCGCTACAGCGCCTTCCTTCACATCCGCCAGCGCGCCGGCAGCGAACATGACGGACACCAGCGCCGCGGCGTCGCGATTGCCCTTGCCCGTGGAGAAGCCCATGACTTCCCACGCAGGCAAGGATTCGCGCAAGCGCTCGCAGAGGTTGATTTCGAGCAGGAACATGTCAGGCGGTCCGCAGAACGAGGTTGGTCACGCCGGTGCCGTCCGCCTCGGCGCGCACCACTTCGAAGGCTCGCCCGTCTACGGTGATCGCGTCATCACGCTGCAGGCCGGCGAGGTCCGCCGTCGCGCCTTGGCACGCCGGGGCATCCGCATCGACTTGCACGCCGAACGGCGCCGCATACGGGTGATCGAAGAGGACGCGCGCGGTCTTCTGCACGCCTTCAACGGTGAACGAGGCGCTCACCGCGAAGTCGCTGAAGAAAACGGAAAGGTCTTCGGCGAACATGGGCTTACGCGGTCAGCGCGTCTTCCATCGTGGCGAAGCTCTCGTCATTGCGCACGCCGACATCCACGTCCTGCAGCGCCGTGACGCGCACGGTGCCCGTCTCGCTGAACACGTACGGATTGACCATCAGGTCGAGGCCGCCCCACATGCCAATGACGAGGTCCGCGAAGTTGCCGAAGATGAGCGCCGACAGGTTGGTGCCGGTGCCCTTCGCGATGTTGCTCGGCACGGCATTGGTGACCGCGGCGCGGTAGCCGTTGAGCGGCTCGCTGCCCTTCTGCCACACACGCTCGCCCGTGCCCGGACCATCGACGAAGGTCTTCTTCAGCTTGCCGCGCACCTTCGCGTTCGTGAGGTAGGCCAGGGTGCCCACGTCCGCATTCGCGACCGACACCGCGGTTTCGAGGTCCACCACGTCATCCCAGCCCGGCGCGCCACCGTTGGCGCCACCGATGACGCTCGCCGCGATCTTCGCGAGGATGCCGCTCGGCTCGTTGGCGGTGCCGCCGCCTGCGATGGCCGCGCGCTGGATCGCCAGGCCGAGCACCATCGCCAGGTCTGCCGAGACGAAGCTCTCGACATCGATGCTCGACTGCAGCAGCAGCTTGCGGCTGATGTCGGTGAACGCGCCGACCGTCTTCGGCGACATCGCCACTTGACCGATGGCGGCGCCGCTTTCGGTGGGCGCCTGACCTTCTGCCACCCAATAGGCGCTACCCGAGCCCGTTTGCTTCGGGATAGCGATGTTGCCCACCAGCCCCGAGAGGAAGCGCACGCCAAGCTGATTCAGCACCATCGCATCGCGCAGGATGGTGATGAAGTCGCCGGCCATCAGGTCGGTGCCCACAAGGTTGCCGCCGGCCGAGGGCGTGCCCACCACGAGGTCGCGCTTTTGCACTTCGAACGGAATCATGATGCCGCGCGCGGCCTTGCCGAGCTTCTGCGAGGTTGCCGCCGAGCATTCGAACTCGAAGGCGGCAGCGTTGCGCGCAACCACGTCGCCAGGGCTCGCAAGCGCATTGAGCGCACGCACCATGCTGAAGCGGCGCGTTTCCTTCGGGGTCAGGCCGATGTCCGCCGTGGGCACGGGCTTGGACGAGAGCGAGCGAATCGCCTCGGCCTGGAACTGCTCGACCGTGTGGCCGGCTTGGATGGAACGCATCGCCAGTTCGGCACCGCCAGGCATGGCGGCGGCGATCTTGCTGATTTCGCTGGCGTGGTTGCGCAGCGCAGGCGTTTCGATGATGGGTGCCGGGGTAGCGGCGGGCGTGGTTGCAGGCGTCGTCATGGCGCGGTTCTCCGTAGAAGATGGGGAAATGGAAGGAAGGGAAGGAACGGCCGGCAGCTCGGCGGGGAGACTGCGGCCGACACCGACAGTCGCGTCCGCCGGCACGCTGACCAGAGACAACTCGAAGGGCTCCCAGTCGGTCACGCGGTAGGTGTCATACCCGTCCTTCGTGCCTTCAAGAATGGCTTCGTGGATGATGTAGCCCACCGAAACGTTGACGCGAATGCCGTCAATCACGTCGCGGAAGACTTCCTCTGCGCGCACGCTTCGACCGAAGCGCACCACGGCACGGGCTACCTTGTCCGAACCGATTTCCACAGACTCGACAACCGCGACAACATCTCGTGTGTCGTGGTCACAAAGGAGGTTCGCGCCGGCAGTGAGGCGGCCGGTGCGCATTGACTTGCGACTAAGGTCCAACACCTCGATGAACCAGCCGCGATTGACGGGTGTTTCGCTCGCAAAGGCGAGCTTCACGGTGCGCGCCTCTTCGTCGATGGAGGCACGCTCCACCACGAAAGCGCGCTTGAGTTGACCGGTGGGCAGATGCTCGCGAAGAGCTTGAGGAAGACTTGAAGTCATGCCGCTATTGCAACGGCGCGGCACTGACATTCATAAGGCAAAGAATGTCACTAGGCCGCGACTTCTTCCTCTTCGCCCTCTTCCTCTTCGGCATCTGCAGGGCGGCCCTTCGGGGCCGGCTTCGGCGCAGGCGCTGCCACCTTCAATGCATAGGCAGGCAACACGATGCCGAGTTGCTTCGCGAGGTCTTGCGCTTCCTTGATCTTGACCATGGTGTCGTAGAAGTCACGGCCCATCTGTGCGCTCAGGTCTTGAGGCGCAACCAGCCCAGCACCCACGCCAGCAATGCGCGCGTTCATGTCCTTCAGCGGGTCCACCCACTCCCAACGACGACCGAGCCAGTCGTGCGGCGCGAACTTCGCCACCTTCGCCGCGGGCAACGGACTGCCGTTGGGCATCGTGATCGCATTCGACAGCAGAGACATAACCATCCACTCGGCGCGCACGCGCTTGAGCAGGATGTCGATGAACCACTGCTGATCGGACGACCACCGGTCGCGCTCGTCGAGCGTGCCACTTCGGATGCTGGAGAAGTTGACGCCTTCGAGGTCGTTCGCGAGTGCGTGATAGGACACCCGCCACCCGCTCGCCACGCGCTGTAGCGCCGTCTTCACGAAAGGCCCGAAGACCTCATTCGGGTATTTGCTCTCGTGCGGCTTGAAGTCGTAGCCAGGTGGCAGCGTGTCATAGACGCCGGGCTGACTCGTAGTGATGGCTTCACCATCATCGTCCTGCTGGCCGATGGGAGGTATGCCAGGCGTCGCATCTTGGTTCTGCGTGAAGAAGCCGAAGTGATTCGCGCCGTGCTCTGCGGCGAGCACCGCGGCCAACATGAAGCCGCCCAGGTGGTGAAGGCTCAGCATGCCCGGGGCCATCCACGGAATGCCGCGCACCTGCTCGGCGCGCTCGACCTTGAACCCGTGGATGATGTCCTCGGCCGGCAAACGCACACGCTGCCGAGAGGTGCGCATGCCGTCGTTGGGATGTGCCTCGAAGATATGAACCGCGACGGTGCGGCGGTAGGCGTCCACCTCGATGCCCATGATGACGGTGTTACCCGTCGAATGCTCAACGCCGTTGAATGTCGTGTCGATGCGGTCCACGTCGATGAGCTGCAGCGCGAAGTTGAATTCGTTGCGCGCATCGGCACCGCGCACGAGTCGCACCAGAAACTCGCCATCGCAAGGAAGACCACCGACGAGCGTCTCGCACATATCGCGCAGGGACTGGCGGCCCGTCACATCGCACACGGCCTGCCAGCGCACGAACGCCGCTTCAATGGCATCGTTCGCCAGCTTGTCGGCCTTGTTGGGTGCGTTCTCGACACGCGCCTGCATTACGAAGCCGGCCGGCCCCACCATGTTGGTTTCGACCATGCCGCAGAACTTGCGCGCGTAGTCGTTGTTGTTGCGCAGTTCGCGTGCCCGTGCGCGAAGCCTGTCGAGGTCGCTGCGCAGCTCTTCGTTGATGCTCGAATAGGTGGCGATCCAGTCGGCGGTAAGGCGGTCAACGCGCGCGGCCTGAAAGCGGCGAACCTGCTTCTTGCCAACGACCTTGCCGCGGAACAGCTTGCGGAGAAATGCCGGGGCCTTCATGCGCCGAACCTCACCGCGATGCGGCCAGACACACCCCGCGGCCCACTCTTGCCCTCTTCCGCCGCAACCTCCCGTTGGTACTTCGAGCGCATCGCATGCAGCTCGTTGAGCGGGATGTACCGCAGGCGCCGGCCGTTGATTTCGTATTCGGCGGTGGCGCTGGTGGCCCGGCCTTCGAGCACCGCCTCGATGGCGTCGAGCGTCCGGCGGGCGTGCGAGCGAACATCACCGACAGCACCGAAGGACGGCGCCACGGTCATTCGCCCGTTAGCAACCGTGTAGACCTCATCGGCGTTCGTGACGCGCGCTCGCCAGTCGTAGGAGCCAGGCGCGAAGCTCTGCGAGGTCTGCGCGGAGACGACAACGCGGAATGCATCACCGTCAGCAGTAGCGGGAATCTCGTAGCGATGCATCGCGTTGAGCAGCTCATAGCTCAGCGCCCATCCGGCCGAAGCCGGGTAGCTCGCGAGCCTTCGTGCCCACTTGACGGTATCGCCGGGGATGATGGAGATGGGTTCGGTGTTGGAGGCGTCGATAGTCACGGTCGGACCTTTGGTCAGTGTTGACCGGACTATCGAATCCAAGCGCTGACATCAACAAGGCAAGGAATGTCACTTCGTGGTGGCCTTGATGATGCGGTGCACCTGCCGCTCTGCAAGGTCATAACGGCGCGAAAGCAGCTTCACCCTTTCCCCGTTGAGGTAGTCCCGTTGGATTCGGCTGTTGCGGTTTGCATGCCCTTCGGCTCGGCGCTTCAGGATGTACACACGGTCGCCGCCCCAATCGGCACGAATCTGCTTTTCGACGGTCTTCACAAGCTCAGCGGTCAGCTCGCCTTTGGCCTCTGACAGCGCCTCTTGTAGACGAGTGAGGATGTCGAGAACGATGTCGTTTTGGTCCGTGGTGTTCACCATGATCTTGGGGAGAAGGATTGTCGTGATGGGCGTTGAAAGGCTCGGCGCACAGGCGCCGGTTTTGCGGGCGCCGCAGCGGGCACCGGCGCCGCTGCAGACGAAGGCACCGGCGGCTCTACAACCGAGGGCGCGGGTGCTGGTTGAGTCGGATGCGTTTCGCGTGAAACATCCACTGGAGCGGTTTCGAGCGATTGCGTTTCGCGTGGAACATTTCCCGACGCGCTCTCGGGCACCTGCGTTTCGCGTGAAACATCTGCAGGCGTTGCCTCTTGCTGTTGGCCTCCCGCGAACAGGTCCCCGTTCGGCGGCTGCACGATGGACTCCAAGCGCTGCCACATCTTCCCGGTGTAGAGGTGCAGGCCGAGCATGTGCGTGCAGAAGACCGCATAGACGGTGCAGTCCAACACTTCATTGCGCGCGCCAGGTGCCTTGATCCAGCGATAGGCCTCGCCGCCGGCCACGCGCTGCGGCACACGCGCTTCGGCGGTCAACTGCGTGTAGAACTCGTGCGGCAAGTCCTTGCTGAAGTGCACGTAGCCGGCGCCCGGCTTCTCGACGCACAGACGGCCATAGATCAAATCCTTTGCCGTATCGGTGCCGACGTACCACAGGCGCACGCCCTTCTTGATGATCTTGCCGCCCCAGTTCACGTCCTGCACTGTGGCCTTGCTCTTCACCATCTTGCTGGGCTGCGGGTCGCCACGCACGGCGAACACGCGCTCACGCTCGCGCTGGCGGCAGTAGTTGTAGGCCTGGTGCGTGAAGTGGCCGCCGGTGTCCACGGCCATGGCTTCAATCTTCATCGCCTGCCCGCTGGCGTGCTGAAAGATCGTTTGTCGGTAGGCGTCGAGGTGCGCCCAATCGCGTTCATCGGCCGGGTTGGCGTAGATGACGCTGTAATCGATGCACCACATTTCCTCGCCGCGGCCAACGGCCCACGTCACGACCTCAAAGCGGTTGTCCTGCACGTCCACGCCAGTGACCAGCACGAGGCCGCCATACGGCACCGTGAAGCGGCGATAGGCTTCGGCGCGGCGCGAAAGCGCGTGCTCGTCGGCGCGCTCGACCACGGCCTCCCAATACTGCGCCAACGTCTCGTTGATGAAGCCTTCGAGCGGCGCGGTGTCGCCGGCCTTCGCCTTCGTCGTGGCTTCGAGGAACTCGCGCACGATGTCGGACCATGCGCGCTGGGGGCTGTAGCCGCTCCACATCTCGACGAAGGCCACATGCCGCGGCGCGCGGATGACGACGCCCTGCGCGTCAGTCCAGACGTGCAGGTGATGGTCGTAGCGATACCGGCCGCACTCGCTGACCCACATGGCGCCCGTGTCCCAGATGCGCAGATAGTCGGCTTGCGTGATCGACTCATGGCAATGCGGGCAGACGTGGCGCACGGTGTCATGGTCGTAGCCGTCCCACTTGAAGCCGTGGCGAACCTTCTTACCGCCCCACAGGAGCGGGTGCTCGGCATCGCAATGCGGGCACACCACGTTGTATCGCATGCGCACGTCGGCGTTCTTCTCGCGGTACTCGATGTGGTCGAAGTCCTTGATACGCACGGTGCTGCCTGCGACCAGCTTCGGGAACGGCGCGCCTTCGAGGCGACCGCGCGCGAGCGTGATCGGGTCCGAGGACTTCTCAATCTTGGCGTCGAAGGCAGAGGCTTCGTCGAGGATCGCAACGGCCACCGTGATGCGGCGATAGGCACGCGCGGCCTTGCCACCGAGCAGGTGCAGCACCGAGCCGAAGAAGCTCTTGAGCTTCATCGTGTCTTCCTTGCCCGGGACCGTCACGGCCTTGAGCGCGGTCACGTCGCGCAGCATGGGCTCGATTTCGGACTTCACGAAGCTGTCGCGGTCGTCGTCAGTCGGCATCCACAGCGCTTGCTTGCGCCGGCGGTGCGCCGCGTTGTAGGCGATGAAGGCGAGCAGCGTCTTCGTGTAGCCGACGCGCTTCGCCTTGCGCACCGTCACCTCCTCGATGTCGTCATTACTGAAGGCATCCATCCAACCCTTCTGGAACGGGTAGGCCTTCCATTCGCCCTGTGTGTGGCTTGCCTCGGGCGACAGGTAGAAATTGTCCTCGGCCCAGGCGCTCAGCGGCTGGGGGCGTTCCATCTTCAGCGGTCCGAGGCCGGTCACGGTCGCAGCGATGACGGCGCGCTGCGTTTCGCTCGGCGCCAGGCTCATGCTGCCTCGCCCTCTTCCGGCTCGTCGTCCTCGGGCGGCGAGACCGCTTCCGACACGAGCCGAGCCGTCGCGCGCACCCATTGATTGCGCGCATCGGCGATGGCAGACATGAGCTTGTCGCGTGCCGTGTCCGGCAGCTCGGGACACACCTTGCGCAGCAGGCCGGGCAGTTGCTCGAAGCGCTCGGACACGGATTGGCTCGCGGTCGCCAGCACCTCGGCCAGCAGCGAGATGGGCGCGTACTCGCCGCGCGCCACCGCGTTCTTGATCGCGATCCCGAGGCGCTGCTCGCGCGCCAGCGCCGCGCGCTCTTGCACGAGGTCGAGGCCGCCCAGCTCCGAGGATGCTCGGCCGGCCGCCATATCGCGCATGCGCTCGCAGTAGGCAATCAGCCACTCGTGGCCGGACTCGCCGCGCGTCAGCACGCCCTCGGCCATGAGCTGGCTCACGCGCGCTTCGCTGACGCCGACCCATGCGCCAAACTCGGCCTGCGAAATCGCCTGCCTCATTGCTTCAACAGCCTTCACTTAACCCCCTTAGCAAGACCGCCGAACAGTCCAAGGTCGGGGTTCGAATTACCCGTAACGACCACCTCTGCGGAAGGACCCGTGCCGTCGTGCGCGGGCGATGCCCCGAAGTGGTGCGAGGTGGGGCCGGCCTCGATGGGCGACGTGGCGATGGCTCTCGTCATTCGTTCACCATCTTTCGGATGCGGTAGCGGATGCGCCGCTCGATGTAGGGCTCAAGGTCGGCACGCTCTGCCACGCGCTCGCGGCTGATCCGCGACTCGTAGGTGCCATCGCGCACGAACATCAGCACAGGCCGCACGATGAAGCCGTCTTGCCCGGTCGCGGCCCAGATGCCAGGCGCGAGGTGCTGTGTCGGGCCACTGCGAAGGCGACCGTATGCAATGAAGAAGCGCACGCCCTCGCGGTCCTTGGTGCCCTTGTGCAGACGGGCCTTGCGCTTGTCCGTCATGTTGGCCTTGTAGCCCTGCTCTCCCATCGCCTGAAAATAGGACAGCAGGCGCACGAGGAAGCCGCCGCGCACGTTGCCCCGCCCGTCGTCGCTGCCGGGGTATGGCGTGGCCGGGATGGCCGTCTGATAGCCAGCGGGCAGGATGCCGGTGCGGCGCAATGCAGCCTCGCTGCGCTTGTCTCGACGTGCGCCGCCGAACTCTTGCGCCTGCAGGATCTTCTGCGGGTCCACGCCTTTGCCGCCGAAGTAGGTCGGCTCGATGTCCACGCTCAATCGCTCGGGCGTGGCCTTGCGCACGTACACGCTTTTGAGGAT